GCATTTTACCAACTTGCGTGGGTTCGAGCTTGGCGGCCAAAAGTTGCTGAGTACTGGAGCGAGTGACCCATTTGGAGAGGGCGGTTATCTGCTGATCGTAAGGCAGGTTTTCAAAGCCGCCGCCGATAGCCTTAGCGACTTCGGGCCGCAGCATTATGTCGGCGGCCTGCTTGGTCGATTCGGCGGCAAGGTCAGCAGTAGCTGTTGTATCCATGGCGGCGGCGAACTGGGCCATAGCCATCTCAGGACTTGCCCCTTTCGCCATAGCGGGAATCATAGACTTGATTCCGCCGGTAATAAACTGTTCGAAGCTCTTAGCCTTGCTTGCCTGCTGGACTGTAGATAACTGCTGGATTCGCCGCTGGGCTTCTTCCTCATTAGTGACACCCATGGCGGCAAGAACTTTGATAAGCTGATCAATACCTTCGGGGTTTATATTCTTACGCTGGGCAAAACCCGCAGCCGCACCGGCGATACCTAACTGGCCGGGAGTAAGCAATTGACCGGAGGTACCGAAGGCTGAATGGGTGGAGACGGCAATCCCCTCGGCGGCCTCGAACGAGCCGAGCTTACCGGCCGTCTGTATCTGTAAGATTTGCTCTCGTGCGGCTTCGACGCCGCCGGGGGCACCCATTACATTGGCCTGGCTTGCCAGCGACTTGGCGGCCTGGCCGAGAGATTTGGTGGATTCGACAAGTTTCTTTTGCGCTTCGGAGATTTTCTCGACGAGGCTGAGCCATTCTTTGAAAAATGTAAATAAAGCGGTTATGCCAACGAGGCCCATCAGGTGTCTGGAGAGAGTTGTGATGGCTGAGCCGAGGACATTCATCTTGCCGGACGCACCCTCGGCATGGCCGCCGGCTTCGTTGACTTTTTTGCCGGCGGCGTCGAACGCGTTGCCGTATTCATCAACCTTTTGCTTGTCGGTCTCGGTAGTTATATGGACATTGATTTCTTTTGCCATTATTCAACTTTCAACTTTCAGACTTCAGACATCTAACCTCTAAGCGATTGTGATGATCTTGTTGGCGCCGGCGAGGGTTAGCGGGGTGCCGGTTAAATTGGCCACATCGAATCTACCGGTGTGTTCGGTAAAGCCCAGGCCGCCGCCGGAGGAGTCGAACGAATTGAAGTCCGCGTTGGCAATTGTGAGGGTCTTACTGGCTGCGCCCTGACCCTGGCGGATTGACAGGACAAGGGCGGCGGGAGCTGCGACCGCCAGCCGCTGAGCCAGCAGGGTAGCGGTTGTGATGGAGGAATCCTGGAAGGTGATCGAGCCGGCGGCGGTCATGGCGTCCAGGTTGGCGTCAACGCAGGTGTAGCCGACATCACCATCGTTGCACGCCTTGCTGAGCGGGATGGTGAGCGTGAAAGAAAAGGCGGTTACGTGGTAGATCGGCACGGCGGCGTGCAGTGCGGTGAGGACTCGAAGGCCGCCCCACGCGGCGGCAAGATAGCTGGGCTTGGCCTGGCCGTCGAGCAGCGCCCACATATCGGCGATCCCCTTGGTCTCATCGGCCGCCCGGCACTCGAAGTCGTAAGAGCAGACGGCGTAACCCTCCTTGGTTAAGGTGATGGTTACGTTGTGGATGACCGGCTTGGTTATGGTATGCTTTATGTAGCCGGTGGTCTCGGTGATCCCGGCCCGTCGTTCGTAAAATACTTTCGTACCGACGGTCCCGGTCAGCAGGTCAACCGCGTGGACCCAGTCCTGGGTTACAATCGTGCCACGGACGAACTGGCACTCTTTATCCTTAACGGGCAGGGCTAGCCCGTCCGGGGTGGATTTGGCGATTACATCATAGCCGCTGTTTATTCGGGCGGTCATAACGCCGCCGACGTCAACTCCGTTAACGACTACGCCCTGCGGGGTCTTGACTCTTTGATTTACGGTTGTCATTGTTTAAACTCCTTTTTAAGCAGATAGATCGCCGGTTCGGTCGGCGGTAAAGTTTAGTTGTATTTGCCGGGTTTTCGGCCGGTCGATTACCAAGATGGCGCCCCGGTATTTTAGTTCATCGCATTTTACAGTCGCATCGCTCGGCCGCTGGTGGTCGATCGCGGCTGTAACGAGCTGCTCGATCATATTACAACCGAGGTGGGTGGGGTCGCCGAACCGGGCGACGCCCGGGCTTGTGCTTACCACGCCGATTGCGATCGCGAAGTCGAGTGCCAGCCGCAGATCGTCGCCGCCCTCACGGAAGGCATCAGCTGGGATATAAGAGATGAAGGCGAACGGCGCGTAGCGGATAAACGCCTCGGCGCCGGATTGGTCGGCGGAGACCTGACCAGTCCACAGTTCGGCGGTTTTGAAGACCTTGTTGCCGGCCAGTGAAGAGCCGGAGTTGGTCAGGGCCGCGAGCGTGTCGGCGATCCATTGTTCGATAATTGAGGTTTCGCTGCCATCGTGCATTTAATTAACATCCTTTATCTTGGAGATGGAGTCTTCGATGGCTTTGCCGATATCATCGAGCGAGGCCATGACTCCATCGGATAGTGCGCCGGTGCCCTGGACGAATACGCTGGTTACCAACACGAACAACGGGCGGAACTTACCCCGCTTGCCATTTCTGCGGCCAAACAGGAGCTGGCCGCCTTTGCCCTTGAGGAAAAAGCCATCTTCCACCTGGCGGGGCGATGAGTACGTGGGGACGCCGGCGCCGGTGAGGTTCTCGCCGATCGGGATCGCAAGGAACCGGCCTTTTTTCGGGCGAATGGTCATCTGCTCATCGCCGAGCAGCCACTTGTATCGGTCAACTGTTGAGCCGTCCGGTATGCCGATGACCAGGTGGAGGGGGACATCCATCCAACTGGCAAGCTCGCGAGCCAGGCCGCCGCTGCGGCGTTTGAGCTGCTGGCCGGAAAGGTAGTCGCGGGCGGTCTTGCCGACGGCGATCTGGCCGCCGGTCGCCATACCTTTGGAGGCAGCGGCCTCGATGTCGCGGCCGATCGCGAGCAGCTCATCGCGGACGCGATTGTATTCGGGGCCAAGTTGTATCGTGATCAGCATAACGGATGCTTTACGTAACGGGCCAGGATGTCCTGGACCATGGGTAATAATTGCATGGGCGACGATTTGGCGATTGAGCCGCCGGCGTAAGAGACGGCCGAAAGGCCGATATCATCTTTGCGTTTGAAGATAAAACATGATTGCTCGATGGCGGCCTCACGCAGGTCGTTTGGCAGGGCGGTTTCCCCGGTACCTGGTACCTGGCCGGCAGGGCAATAGCCGCCGCGATAGATGACCTGGATGCTGTCATCAATCATCGGCCAGGTCAGGCCACGGCGGTACAAGATACCGGTGCGGCCGCTGGCCAGGAGCCGGTATTCGGTGTCGGCGACCAGGGCCGTGGCATCATCGTAATTATAATCGATGGCGATCTTGACGGAGGCGATGGAGGCGGTTGGGTAATAGTTAAGCTGGAGCCGCGTACCGTAACCGCCGAAATATTCGGTTACGTTGGCGGCGGTGATTATCAGCGGACGGGCTATGTGCGATTCGAATACGGAGGTAATAGATGTAATGATGCGGCCGATGGTCTGGTCGTTATCGGTATCGGCGGCGGCGATGCCGAGCCGGTCTTTGACATCGGTCAGTGTCGCGAGCTTACCGGTCGATGAGGTCGCTACCAGGCAGGCGGTAGCGGTGGTATCTTTATCCCCGGCGCAGACGGCCCGGACGCGAACGAACGCGGCCGACTCGGTGAAAGCGCCTACGGCGGCCGCACCGGCGGCGATTGGGACGGCTGGGACGCCGGCGTGCTGATCGGTGAGGATGGTTGTGCCGCCGTCGGACGATGTGTCGATCTGGATATCGGTAAGGTCGTCGGCGCCGCCGCCGCCCGCGTTGGCAATGGTCAGGGTAAAACCGCTGACAGACTCGATATTGGTCCAGTCGATAAGCGTGGCGAGCGAATCGCCTACGGCTACCGGGGCGGATGTCATTGCTACAAGCTCAGGCATAAGTGCTTTCCCTAATAAAATCAGAAGTCAGATATTAGTTTTATAACGCTTTTTTTCGGTAGTCAGCTCCCGGATGAAACTGCTTGTCCTTAGGTGTTGTCTGCATCTTCCGGCCCGCTGTCGGCTGGGGCTGAGTCGTCGGCAGGGGCGGACTGGGCTTCGCTGACCGGTGCATCTTGTTTTGTTTGTTCATCATATTTGGTTAGCTCCTGTTTGGCCTGGTCGGCTGCCAGGCGGGCCTCTTCGGCGGAGATGGATTGCAGGTCAACTTCGGCTTCGGCGGCCTGGGTCATGCCGGCAAGCTTGGCGACCATTAAGTGGGTGATAGCTACTTCCCTGGTGGTTTGCTCTAACAGTGCAGTTTGCGTAGCAAGGGCCGCATGACCCTTGTTAGTTATGTTGCTTTTTAACTTTTTGATTCGTGCCTGGCAGTTAGCCTGGGCGGTGAACAACTTCTCGAGAACGTTTTGCGTAACGTAAAGAGATTGTTTGCGGTCGGCGGCGATGCCTACTGCTGTGCGAAGTTTGTCGGCGGCGAGGATGTATTCCTGCTGGAGTCGCAGGAACTTTTGCTGGGCCTGCTCGCGGGCACGGGCGGCCTGGTCAACTCCGGCATCAAAGGGGGCGAGGGCCGGTTCCCAGGTATCCGCCGGCAAAAGCTTGATCTGGGACTCGGGACGGTCTATAAGTTCATCTTTGATGTAACTGTTGATACCTTGGTTGTAGCTTTTTAAGATTCTGACCCACATGGTTTTGTCTCCTTAGTCTTTATTCTTCGATATAGCGGGTTAATAAGAGTCACGGGGGACGCAGGTGCGTAGGATGCTCTGCGCCCCCGTGACACACAATACAAATTACACGACGATATTCTCTATCAAACCCCGTAAGGTGGCGGTGTCGGGCGCAACCTGCGGTTTGGAGAGGATGCCGATAATCGCCATATTGGCGCCGGCGGTGCCGTCGCCCGCCGTGGGGGCGTTGACCGCCATATAACGCTTGTGGGCCGCTCTCAGGTCTATGTCGATCGCAAAGAGCTTATCATCTTCACCGGCGCCGATGGCATCGGCCAGGGCGGCGCTAGTAACGGCGGTGTAGGAGCCGCCGGTAGTGTCGCATTCTTCGACGAACGGCGCAGTGCCTGCAGCGGTAGAGCCGACGCCGATATCCAAGGTGCCGACTATGAAAAGAATGCGAAGGTGGCCCCACTGGGTACCGTTTTGACAGGTATCGATGTAGGTGTTGCCAGCGAAGGCACCGTTGTCCTTGAGCTGCGGCGGTAGCAGCAGCTTGCAAAAGGTTTCTAACGTTTCTGGTATCATTTGTTTTATCCTTTATTGAAGGTTATTTAATAGGTAATTAACACACACTTAACACACGTAAACTTAGGCGATATCCGCCCATAGTCCCACGATCGGCCCGGCGTTGGTGGTATCGCCGACGCCGTGGTTATTGATGGCGATTCGCTCGGTGCCCATAATCGCGGTTTGCCGATTGAGGAATAGCACTTCACGCGACTGCGTGATAGTGAGCTTGCGGCGGTCGCCCAACATGAGGCCCTGTTTGCCATTGCCGTAAAGCAGCGGGCAGTGATCGGCGGACTCTTTGACCTTTGGCATTCCGCCGGCGAACTTGACCGGTCGGCCGAGGAACGTCGGTTTCGTGAACACATCCGACTTTAAGACTTCGGCCGCGTAGGCGCCGCCAGCGGCGAAGGCCGCGTTGAGCATGACGGTTACGTAGAATGCCTTGGAACACATCCAATTGACCTCATTGCCCATATCAATTTCCGCATACTCAGGCAGCAGGGCGGCGACGGCGAGCAGGTCCTGCAGGTCGATCGCCGACCATGCGCCGGGGGTGTCCTGGACGTGGAGTCCCTTGACGTTGGTTACCGTCGCGTCAACGGCCCGCAGAGCCGCCCGGGCGCCGATAACGTTGAAGTAAGCCTTGGTGCCGTCGCCGACAAATCCGCACGCATCTTCTTTGTTACCGAAAGAGCGGGCCAGGCTGCGAGCTACAAGCTCGCCTACGGGGATAGCCGCATCTTCGTCCAGGTCGTTATTTATGGCCGTGTAGGCGACCCATTCCAGCGGGTTGAGGCCCAGTGTTTTAGTCCCAAGCGTCGATGCCGTTGCGGTTACGCCGGCCCCAGGGCAGTACACGGTGATATCGGAGGTTATCACCGGGACACTGGCATCGCCGGCGCCCAGCGGCTGTTCCTGTGCAACTTGGCGGTAGGCGCTATATGCCTCGATCAACTCTACAAGTCGCGGGACGAATTCGCTTGGCGCAAGGGCCGCGCCGGCAGTGGGATCGGAGGAACCGAGGGCCTTGCCATTGACGATCTCATTACCGACCATAAATCTTCGTTCGATCCCAGTGGCTTCGAATACCTTCTTCGCCTGCGGGATGCCGAGGACATCCGACATGACGTAGAGACCGAAGTTCTTGGCCATCTCGCCGGAGCCCCAGACGCCCCTGTAGTTGCCATTGGAATCTTTTAGACTCGACATCCGGGTCGCGCGAAGTAGTTTGACCTGGTTGACAAGATCAGAGACGGTGGTCTCGGTCTCTTTGAGTTTTTTGTTGGACATCTCAAGTTGTTTTTGCGATTCGGCTTGTTGCTCCTGGAAATATTTAGCCGATGTCTCGGCTATCTCCTTGCGAAGCTCTTCCCTGGTAGCCAGGCCCTTGACGGTGTCTTTTAACATTGTTTCGATCTTTGATTGTAACTGGTTTTCGTCCATGATGGATTATTTCCTTTCTTTCATAAATTGGTAATTGCTTTCATTAACATTTCTTTGATCTTTTGCTCGGTTATGTTCTCCTTGCCTGCAGGGACGGGCCGGTCGGGAGAGTCGCCGAGCAAAAACTCTCTCGCAAGCTCACCGTGGTCATGGCAAAGGAGCGATTTGATTTCTTCGAGGTCATCGCAGAGTCGAGTGATGGTTTGGTTATTATCGATCGACACAGTGACGGCATCGGTAATGGCCTTGGTATCGAGGGGAGTAACTGTTTTTGTCGGATCGTCCAACGGGGCAAACCACTCTTTATATTTGCTCGTGGCTTGTGCATTGGCGCCGACCGGTACGCAGGATATCTCGAAAAGATCGATTTTGGTGATTACATAGATGCGTTTGCCATCGGTAACTTCCTCGTGTCCGTCGATTATCTGGAACCCGATCGAGACGGCACGCATGTGACGCTTACTGTAATACTTCCAGTATTCATCCCCCAGTTGGGTGCCTATCGCGAACATAAGCCACATCTCTACGCTATGGTTAAATAGTTTGGCTGTGTCGGTATCCCAGTGACCCACCGAAGGCGGCATACCGTTTTCCAAACGATGCAGGTGGCAGGGCAGTGCAGCCGGATTGTTGGAGAACTCTCCTTTTATGCTCTCCATGACGGCTTCGGGCATGACACGTTCGTTGTCACGATCCGCGATGTCGGTCGAAACCACAAAGTTGATACTATAATCATCTTCCCTTATAGCCTCGGCGCCCTTTGCTATATATGCGAGTATATGTCTGGTCTCCATTATTATGATCCACCTTTCGTTGACAGGGTTTTTTGCATAAGACTATAAGAATAAAAGTTCATGGTCAGGTATCGATCTACATCGATTGACTTGCCGTCCGCCAGTGCCGCCGCGATCTCCAGGCAGCGGCAGTTGGCGATGTTTTTCGCCGACCCGCTGGGATCGCCGGGGTAGGCGAGCGACTCACCATCGACAATAAATGGCTGATCGAGCGGGATGGGGTTGGCGTAGGTCGCCCCGGCGGCTTTGTGCGAGTCGCGGACATGGTCATCCCCGGAAGTGATCCAGGACTTGCCAGCGACCGTGGCGTGGCGGAATGATTCGTGCCGACCGGTATTGATCGCACCAGCGGTCTGGGTGCGGGCGATGACCAGGGCACGGCCTCTCGATGCGTCGAATGTGCCCGCGACCCGGTCGGTAAGCTGGGCGAGAGACTCACCCTTATCCAGTCCCTCGGTTAACTGTTGGGCTACCCGGTCGCGGGTTATCTGATTGACCTTGGCGAGCCTGATGTTGGAGACAGTACGTTTGTAGCCGATACGCGATGATCGTTTGACCTGCTCAACGGCGGCATCAAACGCATCGCCGGCCAGGCCTGCCGATTCGGCCAGGCCCTGGCGGATGCCAAGCTCGGCGGCCCTGCCGTAAAAGGTATTATTGATGACCCGCAGCTTATCATCTTCCACGCGAAGGTCAAAGACGACACGGGCGATGATCTCATTTGGATCGGCCTTGGTGGAGATGGCCTTTTGATTTTTAAGGGCAGCCTTCAGTCTGGCGGTGAGCAGCCGCTGTTGATGAACAAAGAATAAGCGGATGGCCGAATTATATTCACGCTCAAGTCCGGCCCAGGAGATTACCCAGTTTTTCCACAAACGCAGCCGCTGCTGCTGGTCGGCTTTTTCGGTTTTCTGTTCGGTCAATAAACCCGCCAGCCCACGGGCTGTCTGCGAGTAGTCCTTGCCCTGATCTCCATCGCCGGTCTCATCTTCAACTTCGCCTTCAGGCAGCGATGGGCCGGTGAGACCATCGAGGCCGGCGTCCAGGATGTAAGAGGCGGGTACCTGGCCCATGGGGATCCACCAGTCGTTGCCCCAGGGGATTTTGGCAATATCATAAGGCAG